CTAACGCAGCAACGAACTTGATGAGCATTGGCTCTTACATCTACTTCACTTGCACAACCGCAGGTCTGTGGAATGTTTCGTATAACCTTCAGGGTCTTGGCGCAGCTACTACAGGTACGTTTGTTTTTGCAGCCTAATAATCATTTTGGTTGGGAGCTTCGGCTCCCACCTATAACCATAGGAGATTAGTATGGCCGACATTACAACATCGACTACGATCATCGACAACACACATGAATGCGTATTTGCATTCCAATATCAATATGTCGATGGTGGAAACGAAAGCGCAGTGGCTAAAATAGATGTGTCTGCCCTCGCGGCAAATGCAAATGGCGCAACCTGCACGGGTATACGCATTGTGGAATGCCAGTGGATTTTGCATGGAATGACAGTTGAGGTACTGGCAGACGCAGATACTGATATTATTGTTTTGCATCTGGCAGAAGATCAGCAGGGATACCAAACTTTTGAGAAATTTGGTGGGCTACCCAATAGCGCGGAATACGGTGCTAACGGCACAGGCGACATCAAGTTTACAACAACTGGGGCTGGAGCGGCTGGCGATGCATATCAAGTGATCATTCGCGCCGTTAAAAAATATTGATAGAGGTACGACATGGCAACTTCGGGAACCGTAGCGTTTAGACCGGACATTCAGGAAATAATCACTGAGGCGTTTGAGCGTTGCGGTCTTGATCCACAAGTTCAGACGGGTGACCGGGCTGTGTCAGCACGGCGCAGCCTTAACCTCCTCTTCTCTGAGTGGGCCAACCGGGGCATTAACTACTGGGCGCTGTCACAGAACACTTTGACGCTCGTAGACGGCCAGACAACGCCGTATCCCCTGCCAGCAGGCACAATCGACATCATGGATGCCGTGATCCGCGACAGCTCTGGCACAGATACGTCCGATCAGACTATCAACCGCGTGTCGATTTCAGATTATAATCAACTGCCAAATAAGACTTCACCGGGAAAGCCTAGCCAGTACATGCTGGACAAGCAGATAACCCCGCAGATTTACATTTGGCAAATACCTAACGTATCGACGTACAGCATAGTATACTGGGCTGTGAACCAGCTTGAGGATGTCACAGCGTCAAATCAAGATGCGGATATCCCGTACCGCTGGAACGAGTGCATCTGCGCTGGGCTGGCAAGTAAATTGTCACTGAAGTTTGCAAATGAGAAGTTTCAGATCCTAAATGAAATGTATGAACGGTCTTTTGCTTTTGCGGCGGCGACTGACAGTGACGGTGTAAGTTTAAGGATTCAGCCAACTGCGCTGAACTTATCATAATGGCAAAATACGCAAGAGGAAAAAAATCCTACGCGATAAGCGACATAAGCGGTCTTCGGGTCAGGTATACCCAATTGAAGACCACTTGGGATGGCTTGCGTGTTTCGCCAGAAGACTGGGAGCCAAAGCAACCGCAGCTCACTCCCGCAAAGAACGTAGTCGATGCGACTGCGCTGTTTAACGGGCGACCAGATAACGATCCTGAGAATGTCGCAATTTATATTGGCTACACCCAAGACTGGACAATTGACCCACGCCTCCTGCCTCCTGTTGGTGTGCCGTCTATAGGTGGCGTTGCCCAATTAGACTTTACCGATTTTGAATATGGCCCAGAGGCAAACGGATCTGCTGGCACTGGAGCCATTGGTTCTCTTGCCTTTGCTGTAGAGGTCACTGGTGTCTCAGGCGGCGGCGGCACTGGCCGTGTCGGCGTAGAAGCTCTAGAGGTCACCATAGCGGAAGCTGGCGTGGCAGGCACTGGCGCAGTAGGCGCGGAGGCACTTGAACTATCAATAGCGGAAGCTGGCGTGGCAGGTACGGGCGCAGCAGGCGCGGAGGCACTTGAACTATCAATAGCGGAAGCTGGCGTTGCGGGTACGGGCGCAGTAGGCGCGGAAACTCCAACTGTTATCGAAGACGTTTGGGGTTCTGGCGATTGGGGCGAAGGGACATGGGGTAACTAAATGAACTACACAACTTTAGTCGCAAACATTCAGAATTTCTTGGAAGACGATTCCACGGAATTGTCTGCGTCAATAGATCAAATTATTGATCAGGCAGAGGCAATGGTATTTCAACGCCTGCCAAATCTTCCATGCTATCGGCAAAACACATCAGCCAACATGGTTGCAGGCACAGTGGATTATACAGTCGCATCTGCGCGGATGATACGTCAGGTATCTGTTACCGCATCGAATGTTGTTTCATACCTAAACCACCGGGTTGATTCATATCTGCGTGATTACTGGCCCAATGCGGCCACGCAAGGTACGCCGCTATTCTACAGCACAAAAAGCGCGGGAACGGCTGGAACTGTCATTACATTTGCACCAACGCCAGATTCGACTAATACTTACCAAGTAGATTACATAGCCCCTGAGACGGGGTTAAGTTCAAGCAACGCAAATAACTGGATTGGCGACAATGCTGAAAATGTGCTGCTTGCCGCGTGTCTCTATGAGGCTTCCGCTTTCCTCAAGGCTGGGGAAACATTGGCGCTTTATAAGACACAGTTTGACGAAGCAGTGCAATTATTTGTACAAGAGATGCAGCGCGACTACGCAGCAGAATATAACGGAGGCTTATAATGGCTATCACACAAGCAATGTGTACACAATTTAAGCGAGATGTAATGCTTGGGCTGCATGATCTCGACACAGACACAATAAAGATCGCCCTTTACACAAGTTCAGCAACGCTAAATGCGACCACAACCGCATATGCAACAACCAATGAAGTATCTGGCGCAGGTTACACTGCGGGTGGCGTGACGTTGGCAAACGCCTCTGTTATAAACAATAGCACAAGTGGATGCTTTGATAGTGATGACCCAAGCTGGACATCAGCAACATTCACGGCTCGCGGTGCATTGATCTACAATGACACTGAAAGCGACTTGGCTATTGCGGTTCTAGACTTTGGCGGCGACTTCACAGTTGCTGGCGGTACGTTTAAAATTGTTTTCCCAGCTCAAACAGCGTCAAACGCAATTGTAAGGATCGACTGATATGGCTTCCACCTATGTAAATGACCTTCGCCTCAATGAGATGGCAACTGGCGATCAGTCAGGCTCATGGGGAACAGTCACGAATACAAACCTTGAGTTGATTGGCGAGGCTCTGGGCTACGGCACAGAGGCCATCACAACCAATGCTGATACTCACACCTCAACAATAGCTGACGGCGCTTCTGATCCAATCAGGGCAATCTTTATCAAGTACACCGGGACGCTAGACAGTGCCTGTACGATTACAATCGGCCCCAACACAGTTAATAAGTTCTGCTTTATTCATAATGCGACCTCTGGATCTCAGAGCATCATCATTTCGCAAGGCTCTGGCGCTAATGTTACTATCGCCACTGGTCAAACTAAGGGCGTCTATCTTGACGGTGCAGGATCTGGCGCGGCGGTAATTGATGCTTTTGCCACGCTTAATGTCGTGGACTTGCTGGTTGATGATGATCTGACGGTAACTGACGATTTGATTGTAGGCGGCATTGTTAGCCTTGCAGACGGCACGGCTGGCGCACCTTCCTTGACAAATACTGGTGACGTAAACGCTGGTTTGTTCTTTAGTGCAGCCGACACATTAGCCTTCTCTGCGGGTGGCACGGCACAATTCACTATGGCTGACGGTGTAATTGCACCCGTCACAGATTCTGACGTAGACCTTGGAACGTCCAGTCTTTATTTTAAGAACTCCTACATCGACACCGTTACAACTACAGGTGCAATTACGGCTGGTGGAAACATTACTCGTGGTGGAACAGTCATATCAGACGGAAGCATAACGGACACTGGTGACTTAACGATTGATGTAGCTGGCGATATTATCCTTGATGCTGATGGTGCTGAAATAATCTTAAAGGACGCTGGGACTAGATTTGGCACATTATTTAAAACTGGCAATGACTTCGGTATTAAATCAAACGTTGCTGACGGGGATTTACTTTTTAAAGGCGAAGACAACAATACATCAATAACCGCCCTCACCCTTGATATGTCTGACGCTGGTACGGCTACGTTTAATAAAGATATTCTACTAGGTGATGACAGTGCTATAAGACTGGGAGCAGGACAAGACCTTGCTATATTTCACGATGCTACTAACAGCACTATTAGGAATAACACTGGTAATCTGATTTTAGATGTCGCTGGAGACATAAACCTCGATTCTGATTCAGGTAATGTTAT